GGTCGGGAGTGGTCCCATGGTGTCCTAGATTGCTATGCGCTGGTACGAGATTGGTTTCAACGAGAGCGAGGCATCACGTTGCCAGATTTTCCCCGTTTTGATGAATGGTGGAAGCGAGGCGAGAACTTGTATATAGATCATTTCGCTATTGCTGGATTTTTTTCCATAGATTTTGACAATCTCCAAGCAGGTGATTGCTTCTTGATTCAAGTCGCATCACCCGTTCCTAACCATGCTGCTGTGTATTTGGGAGACGACATGATTCTTCATCATTTACAAGGTCGTCTTTCTAGCCGTGATGTCTATGGCGGCTACTGGCAAAAAAATACGACCCACATCCTCCGATATGGTCACAGTCATTCTTCTTGGTGAGTTAGGGCGCCGATATGGTCGCAGGCACCGCTTGGAAATTGTCTCTGCAGCTGAGGCTATTCGTGCATTGGTGGCCAATTTTCCAGGCTTCGAGCGCGAACTGGTCGCTTCTGGCGAGCGTGGCGTGGGATACCGGGTTCTGGCAGGGCGCGATGCTTTGAATATCGAACAGCTCCATGATCCCGTTGGTCTACAAAATGTCACCATCGCTCCAGTCATCTCAGGATCTGGTGGCGATGGGTTGGGACAAATTCTTCTGGGTGTCGCGTTATTGGCGGTCGCGTGGTGGAATCCAATGGGATGGGCTGCGTCTGGCGCATTCTTGTCCCAGTCCACGCTCTATTCAGTGGGTACTGCGATGATATTGGGTGGCGTGTCGCAAATGATCGCACCAACACCTAAGGCGCCTGATCCGTATGAGCAGCCTGAGAATAAGCCTAGCTATAGTTTTAATGGTGCTGTAAACACAACCGCGCAAGGTCATCCGGTGCCAGTTGGCTATGGCCGCTTGATCGTTGGATCAGCAGTGATTAGTGCCGGTATCGATGTCAACGAGGTGACAGCATGACGTCACTCATCATTGGTGCCGGTGGCGGTGGCAAGAGTGGGGGTGGCTCCGCCCGAGTAGCTCAAGAAGCGCCAGACAGTTTGCGCTCCAAAGCTTATGCTCGCGTCGTTGATTTGATTTCCGAAGGTGAGATCGAGGGCTTGGTCGCTGGTTTGCAGTCGGTGTATCTGGACGACACGCCGATTCAAAATGCAGATGGCACAAATAATTTCACGGGTATCACGTTAGAAACGCGCAACGGCACCCAGCAGCAAAATTATGTACCGGGATTTTCTTCTGTTGAAAACGAAGTTTCAGTGGGTGTCGAGGTCAAGGCTAATCAACCGGTCGTTCGCTCCATAACCGATGCCGATGTCGATGCAGTACGTGTGAAGGTTAGCGTGCCTCAATTAACCAACCAGAATACGACGAATGGTGATTTGAATGGAAGTGAAGTCAGCTTCGCTATCGACCGCCAAACAAATGGTGGTGGATTTATTGAAGTTATAAGGGACACGATTTCCGGAAAAACTACGACCAAATACCAGCGCAGCTACTACGTTCCTTTAACAGGAAGTGCTCCTTGGGAGATTCGCTTACGTCGTATCACAGCAGACTCAACGTCGACAGCAATTCATAACAAAACTTTTTTAGAGTCGTATACCGAGGTTATTGAAAGTAAGCTTCGGTATCCCAATAGTGCGTTGGTCGCATTGCGCGTCGATGCTGCGCAGTTTTCAAATATTCCACGTAGAAGCTACGACATGAAGCTGTTGCGTGTGCGCGTTCCTATTAACTATGACCCGACTACGCGCTCATACTCTGGCGTTTGGAACGGCAGTTTCAAGGTTGCATGGACCGATAATCCGGCTTGGTGTTTTTATGATCTCTTAACTAGTACCCGCTATGGCTTAGGAAGTTACATCCCTGAAGCGCAAATCGATAAATGGGCGCTGTATAGAGTTTCGAAATATTGCGACGAGCAAGTGCCTAATGGCTTAGGCGGATTCGAGCCACGATTTACTTGCAATTTATATCTCCAAACTCGAGAGCAAGCATACAAAGTTGTTCAAGATATGGCCTCGATATTTCGAGGGATGGTGTATTGGTCCGGCGGCGCAATTACAGTGACTCAAGATGCCCCGACCGACCCTGTCTACCAATTTACAACCAGCAATGTCATCGATGGTGAGTTTGCCTATCAGGGGTCTTCAGCCAAGGCACGACATACGGTTGTGTTGGTCAGTTGGAATGACCCAGAGGATTTTTATCGTCAGAAGGTGGAATACGTCGAGGATGCTGCGGGCATCGCGCGCTATGGGATCGTCCAAAGTGACATCTTCGCGCTTGGTTGCACATCACGTGGACAGGCCCATCGGGTGGGTAAATGGCTTCTTTATTCCGAGCAATCCGAATCCGAGATCATTACCTTTCGCACCGGTTTGGAAGGAGCGGTGGCCAGACCGGGTGACATCATCAAGGTTGCCGACCCAGTACGTGGTGGGCTTCGTTTAGGTGGCAGAGTAGCCTCAGCGACCACGACAACCATCTTGCTGGATCAGGATTTACCGGCTCCTCGCGCTTGGCGCATCTCCGTCATTTTGCCCAATGGACAGTTGGAGGAACGGCGAGTGGGGCCCGCGTCCGGTCGTACCGTAACAGTGACCAATCCTTTCAGTCTTGCGCCAGAACCCAATGCCATCTGGCTACTGGCATCTGTCGAGGTCGAGCCACAGCTATTTCGGGTGGTAGCCGTTGCCGAGCAAGATCCAGGAATACATGAGGTAACAGCACTTGCCCACAATCCGGGCAAGTATGCAGCGATCGAACAAGGATTGGCACTCCAACCCCGCTCAATCACGGTGCTCTCAGATCAGCCTGCAGCACCGATTGGCTTGTCTGTAAACGAGAGTCTCTACCGCGTCAAGGATCAGGCCAAGGTTCTGGTTCAGGTGTCTTGGCAAGAGGTACCAGCAGCGATCGCTTATCGGCTGTCGTACCGGGTCAACGGTGGAAATTTTATTAACCTGCCGCTAACCAGTTCTAACTACGCTGAGATACGTGACGCAGCCGAAGGCCCCTATGAATTTAGTCTGAGGGCTATTGGAGTAAGCCGTAAAGAAAGTCCAGCAGCGACATTAAGTACCACGGTGCTGGGTAAGATACTGCCGCCCTCGGATGTCACAGGATTTACTATCCAACGCAGAGTGACGGATCTTTTAATGACATGGAGCGCATTAACTGATGCGGATTTGGCAGGCTACGAGGTACGAGTTGGATCAAATTGGGATGAGGGTCAGTTGGTTGCTAAGACGAGCGCCACACAAATGATCCACGACCAATCAAATGCAGGGCTCTATGCGTATCACATACGTGCAATTGATACATCGGGAAACTACAGCACCAACGTATCGACCTTCTTGCTGGATCTACAGGCCCCCACGACAGTCAAGCAATTCGATGTTGTGCAGTCAGCAAATCGATTGGAATTCCGTTGGCAACCCAATCCAGAGCCAGAGGTTGTAGGTTATGAGTTGCGTGAAGGATCTGCTTGGGACGCGTCATTGTTCGTTGCGGAAATCAAATCTACGAGCTACACCTTGCCGTCGGGCTTCGATGGTGAACGTAAATTCTGGATCAAGGCGATTGCTTCACCCGGTATTTACAGCCATACACCAACCTTCGTATCAACTGTTGTCGCTCAACCGCAAAACGCTAATCTCATTCTTGAAAGAGACGAACAGGCAACGGGATTTACCGGGATTAGACACTTTGCATCGGTGGTGTCTGTTAACGGAAAAGACGTATTACGCATGGATAGTGGAGCAGTAAGCGCCGAGTACTTGTTTGAAGTAGATCTGATCTCACCAACACGGGCTCAGAACACCCTGCAAAACAGTCTAGGTGCCTCACAAGATGATCGGACCACCTGGCTCGAGGTTGGCTTTCCGTGGAATAGTGAGTCAGCACGACGCCAATGGTCCTATGACGGATCGCTTGCAAATGTGGATGCGCGACTGCAGATTGCTCGTGAGGATGCTTTGCAAGATGGTGAGATATACGGCTGGCGCCTAAATGGCTCGCTTGCCGGCTTTGGGAACCCGACGACTAACCAATCTTCTGGCATCAGTTTTGATGCTGGCCGCTATGGCGAAGGATTGATGGTCAAAGACATCACCCGAGCCGCGTGGAATGTCACGATTCCAGCGGTATTTCACACATCGTTTTGGTTTGTTCCTTCGCATGTGACTACGTGCGTGATATGGCGTGCGATCGGTCCCGATGGCTTTCTACTGGTTGGTTATGACGCGAGTACCAGCATGT